GCAGATAGAGCGTTTGACTTTGGTAAAGAACCAAAGCAAGGTGCAACTACACAAAGTCAAGCCGCAACAGATGCAAGTCAAGTTGCACAAGATACATTCACCGGCGGCCAAGGATATTAATAAATGAAAATAAGATTAGCAAATAAATTTGACATACCGCAATTAGCAGAAATGTTGCGTCACTATAGAGATAGTGGTGCAATTAAAGGACTAAGTGTTGAGAACGAAGAAACAGGAATGAAAATACTTACAGCAATCATCGTTGGATTAGGTGTTGCGTTCGTTAGTGAAAAAGACAATAAATTAACAGGTATGTTATTAGCAATCAAAAGCCCATTCATGTGGGATGCAAACAAACTTATAATGAGTGAGATAGCATATTGGGTTGAACCAGAATATCGTGGATCAACCGCAGGCTATAGATTGCTTGCAAAGTATGTTGAACGTTGTGATGAATTAAAAGATGATGGCGTCATTGTAAATTATACAATGAGTCAGATGGAAGGTCAAAAACTAGATTACAGTAGATTTGGTTTAAAACCTATAGAAACAACTTGGAGTATTTAAGATGCCAGTATTTACAGCAATCGCCGCTGGCGTTGCGGCAGTAGCGTCAGCAATAGGATTTGGTGCCGCAGCCGCCGCTTCAATCGGTGCATTTGTAGTTCGCACATTAGTAACTGTTGCAATTAGTTCATTAATTGCTAATAGATCAAATAAGAAAAGTGCAGGTGCAAGTGATGTTGGCGCACGTGTTCAATTAGGTCCAGCAACAAATAACAAACTTGCAGTAAGTTATGGAACTGCATTTTTAGCACCTACGGTTACAGATGCTAAGATTACCACAGACCAAAAGACAATGTATTACGTCTTTAGTTTGTGTGAAGCAAGTTCAGGAACAATGAGCTTTGGTAAAATATTCTGGAATGGTAAAGAAGTTACATTGGGCGCAGGAGACTATAGCGCAAACAATAAAGTTGTAAGTCTAACAACTAATGCAACTACACCACAAGTAGATACAACAATTGATGGATATGCTTGGATATATCAATTTAGTGATGGTAGTAGTAGTGGTGTGAATACAGGTGGCACAAGTGCTATTACAATATTGTCAGACGCTGGCATTCCAGTTGCAGATCGTTGGACAAGCACTGATATAATGAATAATACATGTTTTATTGTTGTAAAAGTTATCTACAACAAAGATGTACAAGATGCTCAACAAATGCCAAGATTGAGCGTTGAGTTAACTAATACATTGACTAAACCAGGCGCAGTATTTCTTGATTACATGACTGATACAGTATATGGTTGTGCCATTGATGTAGCAAACATTGATACAGCTAGTTTAACTGCACTAGATGTATATAGTGACCAAACAATTACATATGTACCCGTTGGTGGCGGCACGACTACTCAAGTAAGATATCGCATAGACGGTCCAGTCAATACGGGCGACAATTGCTTAAGCAACTTACAGCAATTAGCTGATGCATGTGACAGTTGGCTGCAATACAGTGAATTGACCGGTAAGTGGACTATTGTAATGAATAAACCATACACTGGTTCAACCGGTGATCTTTACCATGTTGATAGCTCAGTGTTGATTGGTGGTATTGAGATTAATCCACTTGACTTGAATCAAACATACAATAGTTTAGAAGTGCAATACCCAAACGCAAACATCAACGACCAAACAGATTACAAAGTAGTTGACTTGACTACAGTTGGTACAGCATGGTATGATCCTAGCTTGTTAAGTCCTAATGAACCAGACAATAGATTAACTGTTCAATATCCACAAATCAATAACTACATTCGTGCAGTATATTTGGGTGTGCGTAGATTACTACAAAGTCGTGAAGATTTAACAATTAGTTGTAACTTAGATTACAGTGGTATACAAGTTGTAGCCGGTGATGTTGTTCGTGTTACACTAGCAGAATATGGTTGGACAGATAAGCTATTCCGTGTAAGTCAAGTACAAGAAACTAAAACACCTGATGGATTCTTAGGTGCAAGAATAACGGCGTTTGAATACAATGCAAGTGTTTATGCAGACAATGCATTATTAGATTTTATTCCAGAAGCAAATACAGGACTAACTGATCCTAACATCTTTGATCGTCCATCAACTCCAATTATTACAACAAACACACTAGCAAATAGTGGTGCTATTACTAGTTTTACAGTTAGCAGTAACGTTCCCGCAAGTGGCTCAACACTATATATGGATTTTAATTATGGTAGTAACGGCAACGTTGCCGCACATAAATCTTATACAAGCACACAACTTGCTGACGGGACGCCATATACAAATGGACAAACAGTTAGTATTGAAATCAATGATTTACCTATAGGTAACTATTATTTTAGTACAACTGCTAGAAATGAATTAGCGGGTAGAGCAAGTCTTAGCAGTTCAGTTTATAATTGGGGTGCTAACTTACAATCTAATAGTGTTACATTTAATAATATGAGTCCCGGACTTAGTGTAGAAGAATCATTAATATTTTGGACAGTGGCTATTGCAGACGTTAGTGCTAACACAGTTACCATGCCCATTGATGTAACTACAGCAAACGTAAATGATCCCATATATATGAATGGCACTACCGTAGGAACTAATTATCTATATCCTTATTATCAAAATACCAGCACTACAGCCAATGGTTACCTAGCAAATAGCACAAGTTCATTTAATCCAGCATATGCTAGTTTTTTATACATGACAGCAGGTACTGACGGATGGTATCCTATAAACTATGAAAATGTAGGTGCAGTCTTTACTCCTGGCACAGAATATATGCGTTTAATTAGCGATGGAACTGTTGTTAGTAATGCAAATACTATTATCCAAATGGTTCCCTTTTACACAGTAGATGTAGAGCCCGGTAGTATTTTTGCTGATACCTCATTAATGCAAACATACAATTTAATTGCAAATCAACCAACAACAGTTTATTCTGATACAAGATATAATGTTAATTCAAATACAGACGGTGCCGGCATGATTATGAGAAATATTACCGGTAGCACTCGTGTAACAGTGGTATATAATGAAAATGAAATACTCAAAGGCAAATATTAAAGGTGTGTTATAAAATATACTTTTAAAAACAATAAATAGATATAAGGAAACAACAAAATGAGTTTACTATTAAACGGCGCAAAAACAATTACCATAGCTGGTACAGAGATGAGTTGTATAGAAATATACACAGGTGAGGCATATACATTCCCCTTTCAGTTTACTGATAGCGTAGGAAATGCAATTAACACTACTAGTTGGACATTGGGTACATCAGCAAAGTTTTATGTTGCAGATACAATTACATATACTAGTGATACGGATATTAATATCGGTAACTTATCACTGAATAGCCCACAACCAAGTACTGGAGTAGGAACATATAGTGCTAACTTAACAGCAGTGTTCACAACTGCCGCAAGTGGTATTGGTTATTTGTATATTCCGGCTGACTTAACAGGTGGTACGGGTACTGGCAATCTTACACCAGTCATATCATTAGCTAATAGTGCGGCAAATACAAATATTGTAGTTGTTACAATGAGTGTTACACGAACAGATGCACTAAGCAGTAAAGTAAGTATCAGTAAAGAACCAATTGGAATGATCGTAAGGTACCAATAATATGAGCGATATTAATTTAGATTTTACCGTTAGCAATAACAGTATTAATTTTACTGTTGAACCTAACGAGATTACAATTACGCCTACTGATATTCAATTGGCATTTGCACAAGGTATATTATCTGTACCCGGTGGTACTAATACACAACTGCAATATAATAACAATGGTCTGTTAGATGGTATACCCAACGTAACATATAATGGTTCTAACATATCATTGGGTAACGTTTCTAATGTAAAAATTACAGGTGGCACTAACGGCTTTGTATTGCAAACAGATGGTACTGGTAATTTAGATTGGACAGCACAAACTGGCGGGGGAGGTAATGGTAGCCCTGGTGGTAGCAATACACAAGTACAATATAATGATAGTGGGTTGTTTGGTGGCAATATAGGATTTACATTTAATGAAGTAAGTGGAGTGTTTACCGCACCAATCTTAGCAGGTAATGCTAATGGTTTATTTAATATAGTTGCTGCTAATATAACAGGCACTGTAGCAAACGCAACACATAGTACTGTTGCTGATGTAGCAAACAGTGTTGCAGGTGCAAACGTCAGTGGACAAGTTTCATTTGCTGCAACAGCTAATGCAGTAGCAGGTGCCAATGTAAGTGGCGCAGTTAATTTAGCAACATATGCAACAACAGCTAATAGTGTAGCAGGTGCCAATGTAACCGGTAGTGTGGCTAGTGCTGTAACAGCAGGTACTGCGGGTAGTGCAGGTAGTGCAACAACAGCCGGTACGGTAACTACAAACGCACAACCAAATATTACCAGTGTAGGTACATTGACTGATTTAAGAATTTCTAATTCATCAATTCACTTAGGAAATAATGCCGCGTCAACTAATTATCAAGGTGTATTAACAGTTGCAATTGGTAATAACGCAGGTTCAGCTAATTTGAAAAACGAAGCCATCGCAATTGGTAATGGTGCAGGTCAAGGTCAATCTAATGCCAACGTTTTTTATGGTCAATTTGCAATTTCTATTGGTACTAATTCGGGTAGTAATGCAGACACTGGATCAATTTCAATTGGTGTAAATTCAGGAAATACTGCAGGTGCAGAGGCAATTTCTATTGGCAACGGTGCGAACGCACAAGGTGATACTTCAATTGCGATTGGTGCGGCAGCAAAGGCAATACCTAATAGTTCAGTTTCAATAGGTTACTTTGCCCAAACTGGTAATATTAATGGAATTGCAATTGGTACATCTGCTACAACATCAGGTGCTAATGCAATTGCAATTGGTCAATCAACTACAGCCGAAGTAAACACAATTGTATTGAATGCATCTAATAGTGCATTAACGTCAAATGGAATTACAGATGCGTTGTTTATTAAACCAGTACGCTCAGTAAACTCAACTAGTGGATTAAATCAACTTTATTATAATTCTACTACAGGCGAAATCGTAGTTTACGTGCCTTAACATAAATACAATATCACATACACGAAAGACTGCGAGGTAGTAGTCTTTCGTCACAATGCGAGAAAGCAAAGGAAAACAATATGGCAAAGTTTGCCCAAAATACATTAAACCAAGTCGCGGGCTTTGATGCTCAGATACTTGCACAAAACTTAATCTACAATCAAAAAGACTTTTGGAATTTTGAGTGGTCAACAATCACAAGTTATACTAGTGGTTGGACAACTGGTACAACACCAGTAGACTTAACTGGCGCATCAATTGACGCACAAATCATTCGCAGAGAAATTACAGATTTCCATGATAGTCGTACTGGACTAGACTTTCAGATTCACGATTACCCAATTGTCCCACTCATTACAGCAGTCACAAGTACAGCTACAAGCACAAACGTGTTAACTTGCACAACCACTGACGACATGTTCGTTGGTATGCCAGTAAGATTCACTGGAGTAGTGTTTGGTAATGTTGTAATCAACACAACATACTATGTTAAAGAAATCATAACAAGCACAACATTCACAATCAGTGATACAAGAGGTGCGGCACCAACATACACAGTTGGATCTGTATTTGCATTGACTACAGCAAGTGGCACAATGAATATGGTTCGTGTTTCACCTAGTCCAATCAATCTAACTATTACAAATGTAGTAAATGCGGCAGGCACATTTACATTAAGCTTTGATGATGCTACATGGGCAGTCATTGCAGGTGATCCAGAACTAGATATCAACGCAACAGAACCAGCTTGCTTTACTGGTAGAATTAAGATTAGCTTCCCTGCAGTTGGAACTCAACCAGCATATGATGAAGCAGTATTTTTACTGTTCTTAGTTAACAGTGATGGAGTTGTAAATTAT